CCTCTGTGCGGCCGATCTGAATAGTTCTAACATCTGTTTCAGCAAGTCTTCAATTGAAGGGTTATCGCGTTTGTATTGTTCCTCGCCGCGCCTAACCGCGTCTATCTCTTTTAAAAACAATGACGGCTGGTTTGTCCAGCCGCCAGAGTAAGGGAAGCCATAGCGGTCTGTCCATCGCTTCCAGTAAATGCATTCTGGAACTTCGGTGTATTCAATGTATCCACCTTTTCCATCTGGTAATTTGTCACCGTTTTCTACTGCGCAGAATATGTACGTTTCCTCTCTTATCGTTTTGAGTTTTTCGTTATACTCATCTTGGCTGACGAAATGGTGACCACTGAGGCGCTACCTCAAGAACGCGAGTGTGCCAATAATCAACAATCTCAGCAGGAAGTTTTCCGATCCTGTCTGCAAATTCTTCTATTGTTAGTTTGCCACCTTCGTCGAACTTAACTATCTCGGTAACACATCCAAATTCATTTTCCGGCTTCCATATTACCTTGCCATTTTCATCGCGCTTAGGAACAACAATAACCATGTTTGTTCCACCGTATGTCAGCCATATTTCAAGCTGGAATACGTCAAGAAAACTATAAAGCGCGCTTTCTCTCTCGTTATTTATGAAAGATTGTCTCTGTCTATCTGCATCCCATGTAGGAGGAACGAGCCTTACCCAGACTTCTTCCATGCCTGGAATAGGAGCTTTCCACTCCTCACTTTCTTCAAGGTTCTCTGGCTTTTTGAACAACTGAACCATTTTAGGAAAAAAATTACTGATTGGAACTGGCATTACATGTCTCCTTTAGATTTGGTGGGTTTCCGATAGCTGGAAAGGAGGCGAACCTTCTATCGGAAACCCAACCATTTGATTAGCTATAAACTACAGTTTCAGGAAGATCAGTATAAGCATGGCCATTGATGAGCACTGCGCTCATATAGGCTGCCGGTGTAGACTGAACTTGTGCCACTCCCGTGATACGCATTGTTAAAAAGTCTCCAGCAGACTGGACAATGCCATCAGGACATTCCAAACTACATTCTGCAAATGTGAATTGCAAGGTCTCGTATTGCGAAGTGCTTGTTCCAACTAAATGCGGACTCTTGATTGCAAACGTAACGTCTGACGTGAATACAGTTGGGCTCCACGTATAAGCATTGTGTCCATTTCTATAAATTGCTCGTGCTAGATATGGATCTTTCCACTTATACACAAGATCAAACTGTGCGCGCTGACCTAAAAGCACAAGGTCGTCCATTCCGTAGTCTCCAATAACCAGCTCTGGAGTAACACCATCACCAGAGAAACTATTGATTATCTGAAGTCTAAACTGAATTGTAGGAACGCTGAAGTCTGTATTAACTCCACCACCAACGTCAATTCCGGCAACGGCGCCTATAACTGGCTTTAGTGTTCCAGGAGCCATTGCGATGTGATCTGTAGTCTCGTATGCTGCATCCATCGTTGTGTCCCAGTCAGATGCATCAGATGCCCAGGACCCAGTAATTGACAAAAAACCCATATCCATTATAGCAGGAGATGCGGCGGACATTGTAAATGTCATTGAGCTGAACTTTGTATCAACCAGCTCCTCGCCTTCCTCTAGTCCTGCGGTACAGTTGGGTAGGAATCTACGTAATGTCATCCATGGATGAGTACATACATCGTTTGTTGGCAAAAACGTTGTGGTATATACACCGAATGCATCGCTAGTACCACTTGCTTGCACATCTCCCATAAGAGAATACAGCAAGTAGCCAATATCCGCTTCCAGTCTAGGATGCCAGCGAACAGTACCAACGCCAGCGTTATACATTTTATAACGCCCGCCAGGATGATATCCGCCGCCAACTTCAATTGGAAACTGTCCAAGTGCTTGCTGCGATCCAACGTTTGCAGTAAGCGTTTTTACCTTTCTAAAATCTGAATCCGTTGAAACTGGTACTCCTTTAGCAGATTGAACAGCGAATGCTAAACCAATTCCTGGACTTGTCGGTTGTGTCATAGGATTAACTCCTTAATATCTTTTTGTATACCGATATCCAATTCTTATAGCTGCTAGCAATAGAGTGCCTCTGAATTCCATCTAGATATCCTCTACGTTGCAGCTTTCGTCTTAAAAACTCATCATCAATCAGTGTCTTTATACTATTATAATATTCATCGACTGAATGTTTTGTGAGTATTCCATTTCTCATATGTGTTACTACTGGATTGTAAACTACGCTTTCGGTTGCCACCACAGCCGCACCGCCGATGGTGTTTCCGATATTTCGCACAGCCGCCCATGATTCCATTGCTTTTACCGCACTCTTGCAGTGGTTGAACGGATCATCCGGGTCAATCGCTGCAACTACTATATCAGCTTCTGCAATCATAGTTGGATATGCACTATATGGTCTAAATGGCATAAAGCTTATTTTTTCATTGTCGACCACGTATTTAGGTTTAAAACCTCCAATTAGTAGTCTAACATCATTGTACTCATCTAGTATCCTACTTATTGCGTTATATGCAAGATCCCAGTCATTTTCGTGTGTTGGTGTTCCAATTAGAAGTATGTTTGTTGTTCCCGTGAACTCTCTCTTATGATTTTGAGACACACTTCTAAACATATTCTGTTCTACGTAATTGTTTATACAGTATACTGGCTTATCTGTAAACTCAGATACTCTTTGTTTAAGATATGGAGTTGTAACAGTAACTGCATCGCAATACATTAAATATGGTATACACGTAGCTCCTTCTCCAGAAGATGTGTCTCTATATGCCTCGGTGAGATCATCGTCTGTTTCGTAAACCACTCTTGCACCTTTGGATTTCAAGAATCTAATATACTCATATACTTTTACATAGTCTTTTGCTATAGGTCTTCCGAGTGTGATTATGTCAGAATTAATAACATATTTCAACTGATCTGTCGTGAGATTTATCGCTGACGTTTTCGAGTCAACCCATCCTGCCGTATGTTTCTCTTCCTTGTTAATAAACGAAAATGGAAGAGTTATCCTATATATATGTACGGCGCGCGGTCTATTTACCGCACCTGCCAGTATTCCTATTACGCGCATTATGCCTCCTTAAAGCACTGCACTTCAATATATATCTTTATATCCCATATGTAGTTATCAGGTCCGCCACCGCGTCTGCGACTATGAACAATTACTGGCAAAGACCTGAATGGCGTTTCTCCAAATGAATCAGTAATTATGTCGCCGTTTTCGTCTGTCATTCTCCAACAGTACTCTGTATCCATCATTGTACCAGAGGTAATAGCTGATTCAAGAAACGCGCTGGCATTATTTCCAAGTCTATCGACCTCTTCGTTATCTTGATCTGACTCAAGAAAGTAAATCTCCATTTTCAGTAACAATCTACGGTGCATTTTGTGCGTGCTGCCAATCTCAAATAGATAGCTGTTATTATCTATATTGGCAGCGCCGTCGAATGATTGATAAATAGTATGTCTCCATTTTTCGACTTCCTCAAAATCGTTAGGAGTAATTTCTATAAGCGCCGATGGAACAACGCTGCTTCCAGCCAGGTTCAGTATATCTTCTTGAACCCTTCCTATTCTACATATAGAAGGACCAAACGTCCTTTTAGTTCCTTCCTTGTCTATATACTCAAACATGTTTGATAAATAGACTGGCGCAAAAGCAGCTTGCAACAAGTCTCCATTGGAATCGTACACATCACCTTTCCATAGAGAGTTAATGTGTCTCTTTAGAGATTGCTCAAGTTCATATACTATCGAATTGGTTGTAGTCATTTTGATAAGTCGTACTGAGGCGCGCGATGGCAGTTAATTATATCCCAGAACTGTAATATATAAGCCTCAGCCTGCCTCTGTATTGGTTGGTGTTCTGGATTACCAGAGTCCACCCTTGTTCTGAATTGACCAAGTAGTGCCATCTGGCTAACAATATCTTCAAGAGTACGCCCTGCTGCGTATAGTTTTATAGCTTCTATGGCCCATGCTGGTAGATGTTCAAACTCATAGTCGTTGCCATCTATTTCATCATAGTATGCAACGTAATAAATCTTGTATACTTCTCCATCGCTAATGTACGGATTAAAGTTTATATACGAGCCAGGCCAGATATAATATCCTGTATCAAGATTTCTATCTGGTATGAACATTATCTCATTTAGCCACTCGTCATTATCTACGTCATATACTCCATAAACTCTATTTTCGCCAGTGTCTATCATGTTTTCGGGGAGGGGAAACTGCGTAGTTTCCCCATCCCCTGTAACTTCTATAATTGAGGCGACTCCAGTATGCATTGACGCAAAGAGACGTAAAGCGTCGTTGGCATTATCCATCATAGACTGACCGTATTTAGTAGCCTGTGGATCATTTATTTTGCGTCCTATCTGTATCTTTAAGTCACCCCAGAGCATAGTATTACTCCTTATAACGAAAGAACGCTTCCGCCACGTCGTACTGCACCAGCGTAGAAGTGGACCTCATAAGCATCTGGGTCAACCATCTGGTACTTGAGATACGCATCCCAAGAGAAGCTGTAGACTGCTTTTCTGACATCTGCAGGTTGAAGGATATGGAATTGCGGAGGTTGCATAACACCAGCAACTACACCGGGGTTTCCGATACCTTTCTTCATGAAGATGGCGGCGTGCACATCACGAGCTTTTGTAACCCATCCATAGAATCCGGTTCCAACAGTCGTGGTATACTTTTCATTAAGAACGGGAGTCCTTAACGTGATTCTATTGAGGCTGTAATCAACACTTATAATCTCAACATCAAGATTTGCGTGATGGTTCCACGCAACTCCGTCTACCGTAGCCATAGCTGCGTTAGCAGATGGTCTTGAGCGGTGAAGAGTTACAGTGTCGCCAACTTTGAAACCGGTCTCTGCTGTACTTGGATCGGTGATATTCGACAGCTGGATGTAGTGAGTAGCATCTGGAGAACCAACTGCAAATACATCATCAACCCTGGTTGTTTCGGGATCAGGTGCGCCATCGCCGATTTCAATTGCTTCGGTAATACTAGCCTGAGCCAGAACTTCACCAACATTCCAGAGAACCATACGCCAGTTATGCATCCACGTAACGTTCTCGAATTCCGCGACCACATAGTTCAAGAGATCGGGATTCTGGACCGCTTTGTTCCAATCAACATAGTCATCACTTGTTGCTAGTTGCTTTACAGCATACGTAGCGGAAGGACTGACTATAGCTGGGAATGAAGCAAGCGCGTTACTTGAATAGCTAGCTCCTAGTTGTACTGATCTGGCGATTTCGGGATTGAAGGTGTCGCCAGCAGCCAGGTCATGGAAGCCAGTTGCATCAGAGGCAAAGCTGCGGTACTTGCTGTTTGTCAAGAAAGCATTACGAGCCAGAATGTCCAGCGTTTCTACCATTTGCGGACCAAGCCGGTTCTGGATAAAGCTAAACAAATCTGTCTGAGGAATACCTTCGTTTGTATATGTGAATGGGTCTTTGCGAGCTTTTTCAGCCCACTGCCAGATGTAGCTGTCCCATTTGTGCGCCTGAATCATCGCACCATAGGACGTTACTTCAATCTGTTGACTCATTGAATCGTAGTAAATACGGGGTAGCGTAATACCACGGAGTTCCTGTTCCTCGATGTCCGGCAATGCTGGCAAACCCTGAGTAATATTAATGTACTTAGAGTGTGTGGGCAGCATGTTAACCAAGAATCGAACAATGTTGTACCACATCGAGTTCTTGGTGTAAGCAGCCATCAGATACGGATCATACCACTCGCGATTCCTGGCACTGAGATCAGGCCATGGTGTTTCGGACGCGAGATATTCTGTACTATTGTCTAAAAAGGTAACTGCCATGTTACTCTCCTTACGAAGATGTCTTAAGTTCTAGTTCTTCAGCCCTCCGTATCATCTCCAAGCCTTCTGGAATCTTCTTTTGTAGTATCAATGCCTGAGCTTCTCTTCTAAGTTGGTCTGGAGACTCTGCTCCGCCAATATTCTTTGGATTAGGTTTAGATCCGGCTAGTATTCCTTGCGCCTGAATCCGTGCCTCTCCAGAAACTCCGCTAATGATATTATCAAGAGCTTTCTCAAATTCTTCAAGTGTGTCCGCTACTGGTAAAGCATTGTTGTTAATAAGAGCTGAGACAATCGGTGATTGAGCAGCCTTACTAGCGGCTATTAACACTCTAGTATTATCTTCCTTAAGCTTTGCGATCTGAACGGAAAGCTCATCAAAGCCACTTACTTTCGCAGTTAGTTCTTCGATGGTTGATTTGGCAGAGCCAAATTCTGTATTTACTGCATTGATTTGAGACTCATAATCTGTTATCTTTGCAGTAGCCGATTCAATTTTGGACTTATAGTCTGCAATGGTGCGGTCATTGCTGGACTGTGTCCCTCTCAAGCGGTTGATGGTTGATTCATGTTCCTTCAGTTGTACGAGACTTGCGTCCAGCTTATCCTGAAGCTCTTTTATCTGTCCATCGTTTGTTACAGTTGGGGTGGTATCACCCTGCCCGTCTTCCATTGTGTTACTCCTTTGTATTTATTTTTTTGGTACTGACGAGTCCTGCCTTCTCTCCGGAAGCTCCAGGTTGTGGCTGGTTCTTCTGTTCAATTTTAGCCGTTTCGTCAATCCACTCTTTAATCTTATCTACTTCTCCAGAAATGTCAATTACATCACCTATCATGTCTATTGCTGTTTCTGGCGATAGGATGTTAGCCTGAACTCTCGATACAATGGACATTACTTCCTCCAGTGAGTCTCGCGGCAGCATTGGATACCAGTTGCTTCTTACGCGCGCTTGGCGAGCTGCTTCTTTGGATATACCGCCGATTCCTTTTTCCGCCGCAATCATTAGCGCAGTCTTATTCAAGTCTGCGAATCCTGACGCAAATAACGCTCTCTCATCCCGTATGTGAGCTATAAGCGGTATTGCTCTCAATGCTAGAGATGCGGCGCTACGTTGACTACCGTCGTCGTTTCCAAAGACAACTGGTGGACAGTAGGCTTCGCTGCGCGCTAAATTGTTTAAGCTCATTACATACTCTCCTGCATGCTGCGCAGAATTACCTTTTGCAGGTGGATAGAATATAGAAGGAGTCCTATCTCCTTGAGCAAATCCTAAATCAATGACAGCTCTAACGCCGTTGATTCTTTTAATCTCGGCGTTTCTGGTATTTACAACAGCCGGCATGTTAGCTGCGTCATCTGCAACTATATCTCCAACATCTACAAATCTGGCGTTTACTTCTCTAGACAGGTTAAGCTTTTGTTTAAGTAATGACTCTCCATAAAACGCCGACCTTGGCGGATGTGCTATATAGACATATGGAATCCTTCTGGCTAAAGGAACGCCTTCCATTTTCATGTCATACCATGTTACAATTTGATCGTCTACAGAGATAGAATACTTATCCTTGGTCCACTGCTCATAATACAATCCTAGATTAGAATCAAGTGTAACGCCAAGTTCTTTTGCCTGTATCTTTGTAATTTGATACGCAATAATCACTTCGAGTACGCGATCATAATCGTTATGACTCCATACAGGATAATAAGTTCCAGGATCAATAACCTGAAATGATATTGGTATCTCGTCCTCAAATTCTTTCATTGGATCAAATACAGCACCGAGAATTGTTCCACCATATATCTGAGATTGCAACGCCGATAGTGCTAGCTTGCTTCGTCCTTTATTCTCATCCCACAGGTTCTTCAGGAAGAATGACATTTTCTCAGCTTCATCTGTTGCAGTTCCCGAGTTTTGCTTTTTACCGCTGCGCCATATTTCTACTTCAGGCTGTACTAGAGAAGAAGAACCATCAGGAACTTCTCCATATAAGAAGCTAGTATGCATCATAACCGGCAGCTTGAAGACATTATATTGTAATGGATATTTTAATATCTCGGAATCAGCGCTGACAGTTTCGGACATCCACTCGCCGCTGAAATGATACAGATACGTTCTGTACATTCTGTTCTGAGCATCCCACTCATCATTAGGATATCCGTTATTGTATCCATCGCTGTTTCTTATAATAGCGTCTAATAATTTCATATTGTCCTCACGCTTTGTCTATTGTTTATTATTCTTGTTCGACTCCACCTATCAAAGTTGTTATCGGCAATTATAACGTCTTCTTCTTCGTTGTTTATAACAGGCAGAATCTGGTTAAGAGCGTATCCAACCATAAACATAGTTGAGGCTATATCTTGTCTCAATTGCTTATCAGGCATGTGCCACATAAGAAGCTGGTTCCACACTGAATACAAGCTTTTTGGTATCTGAATAAAACCTCGCCCCATTAAAACCTTAAGACATAGAACCATATGCATTTTTAGACCGCTGTTATTAAGAGGAACCCATGCCTTATCCTGACTAAGTATCGCAAGATCATCAAACGCCTTTTGTGTTCCAGTGCTATCAAACGCAGCGTAGTATGGATGATACTCATTGTGCAGCATTTCCATAGCATTGATAAATGGCCAGTATGAACCATATCCATATATCCAGTGGAACGCAGCAAGAGTAGCGGGCTTCTTTGGAAAATCTGTAACGTCGAATACCATAACTACAGGAGAGTTGCGACTTGGTGGGTTAGCCTGGCCAGGGTCTCCAGCCATTATATATAGCCTATCTCTTCTGGATGGCAACATCCACTTTACAACTCCGGCGGCTCTTGAGTCTTCAATTATATAACCAGGCATATTTTCAGCTATGGCGTCGTTCATTATCCTGTCAAGTGACTCGCTCTGAGATGCTTCTACGAGCTTTTGAGTAAACTCTTTACCTTTAGGCAGAGGACGCTCTGAATACATAAGTCTACGAGCTTCATCTTTATCTCTGAATCTGCGTTCTATATCTACCAATTGCTTTGCTGTCAAATACGGATTATCAAATGATGTCAACAACATCGACATCTGGCTTGGATCTGCATCGTACGCGTCAAATGTTTCCCATAGCTCAGGATTATACGCACTGTTAGCCATTAATCCAAGCTTTCCAAGCCTGCTGCGACCACCAACTTGTCCTCTTAAGCGAGAACCAAGATTACCTATAACCTGCTCCAGATCTATAGATGGGTCTTCTGCTTGGTCAACGACCGCCATGTC